GTTCTAATTCATGCAAATCATTAGCTGTTTTATCATCTTTTTCTAGCAAAAAATTGTAACGCACAGATGTTTTTATTTTAGCGTTTTCTGGGGACGGTAATTTGTCCCAGGCATTATCATTTATCCATTTATAAATTATCTGAACACTATTGATATTTAGCTGTTTCATTATTTCAGACACTGGGGCACAATTGAAATACATCAATTTTGCTTGTTCTTTTATTGCCTCTGAATAGTTAGCCATAGCAAGCAGTTTATTAGGTATAGCAATAGTAATAAACCGTGTGTTTTTCTATAAGTATATTTATAAGAATTTTGCAGCTTGATATAGTGTTCTAAACAAACGATTATTAAGCCATGAAAAGACATCTTAATAAAAAAACCTGGTACACGATGCTGGCTGATAATAATCAGCTGGAATTATATCTATACGGCACTATTGGTAGCTGGAATATTAATGTAGATTCCTTACGTGAAGCAATGCGTGGCTATGAAAATACACCGATCATTGTTTATTTATCTTCAACAGGAGGATATTTTGAAGATGGTCTACCAATTTATAATTTGTTGAAGCAACACAAAGCAGAAGTTACTGTGGTGGTGATGGGATTCGCCTTGTCGATGGCTAGCATAGTCATGTTAGCTGGCGACAAGGTGAAAGCCTGTAATAACGCAATTATGATGATTCATCGTGCTGAGGGTTGTGCCTGCGGTGATGCTGAAGATTTACGCAAAGCAGCCGATGTGTGTGAAATTCATGAAGAAGCCGTTATCCCGATCTATGTAGCAAAAACAGGTTTAACCGCTGATGAAGTTTTTGCCATGATGGAAGAAGAAACCTGGTTTAACGCAGATGACGCGCTGGCGATTGGATTGATTGATGAAATCATTGATCCAGTGGATATGTCTGCGATTGATGCAGTATTGCCGCCTGATGATATTAAAGCCGCTACGAAAAACTTTAAAAACTGTCCTCCTGATTTACTCGCTAATGAACTGAGCGAAAAAAGTCTATTACTCAAAATCCTCAACGCGGTAGTAGGTGAAAAACCTGCACCGATTATTCCCCTTTTACCAACTAATGACATTGATATGACCGCAGAAGAACTTAAGGCACTGTTTGCCGAAAATAACAAAGTATTGCTAGATAATCTGGCAATGCTTAAGAAGCCTGTTGAAGAAAAGACCATTGATGAAACAGCGGTAAAAATGGCGGCATTAGAAGCCACTATTACTTTACAGGCTGCTGAAATAGCAACTTTAAAAGTACCCACCCCGTTTACTGTTGTTGAAGAAAACGCGGGCGGCAATGATGAAACCTCAGACTCTGAAAAGTGGTAAAAAAAATGGCACAAAAACTTAAATTAAGATCTAAAGAACAGGTCGTTGCTGAAATTGAAACCGGCATTAAAAACAACATTAACACCAATTACCTGCGTGGTGTGTCGATGGTGGTTGATCCTGTAATCGTCCAAACGACTGAGGAAAAAATACGTCAGTCCTATAAGTTTTTGGACATGATTTCAACTACACCCACGCAAGAAAGCAGTGGCGAAATTTTATCTTTGGCTGAAGGTGTCAGTATTGGTCAACGGACTAAAGTAGGCACTAACAACGGTAACAACATGCGCCGCCCAATTGCTGTCGGTGGTTTTTCAGGTCGCAAATTTGAAACTCGCGAGCTGGAGCTGGACGTTAAAATCCCCTGGAATGTCATAACTCAATGGGGTATGCAATCAGCCGCAGCTTATGATTTATACCGTAACTTTATTTTACGGTCCCGTGCAATGGCCAGGTTACGTATTGGCTTTTATGGGCAATCTGAAAACCTGGCCATTAATTCTGATTTAACAACATATCCTTTGATGGAAGATGTACAGAAAGGCTGGTTTCAGTACATGATTGATAACCACCCTCAAAATGTCTTTGGTATCACTATGGGCGGGATCACCGCGAAAGGCTACGACATTAATCCGATTAAGATCGGTGCAGGTGGCGATTTTGCATCCATGGCACAGCTTATTGATTATTTAAAAAATCACGTAATGCCCCGCATTTACCGAGCTAATACCGCTATCACGGCAATTGTTGGCGATACCTTACGCAACGCGGATGTTAATCGCATTATCGATGCGGCTGGCAGTGATGCTATGCAACTTAACGCTGTTGAATCTTTGATGCAGATGCAGACTATAGGCAGTATCCCAGCCTATACGCCTGATGAAATGCCAGAGCGTGGTGTTATCGTCACTGATCCTTTGAATCTCGAATACATTTATCAGCTGCAATCGGTAGAACGCAGTATTGAAAATTCTCCTGATAAAAAGGGCTTGGTGGATTATCAATTACAGAATGTTGATTTTGTTATTCGTGAAGTAAACGCTTGTGTAATGGTGCATCCAGACGCTATTCAGTTACAAAACAGCTCTGGTACCTGGGTAGCAGCGGCTGATGCCTGGGCAATTAGCCCGGTGGTTTAAGTTATGAGCGGTTATCCTGATAACTGGGACGATATGGGCGCGATTGCAAGGCATGAGTGGAGTATTGCGCAAGCCAAGATTAAAGCAAAACCAGCGGTGCGTACAAGCGCACCGCTAGTGCCTACAATCGCACCGCTAGTGCCGAGCTGCCATCCTGATGACTGGGACTCTATGGGCGTGATTGCAAGGCATGAGTGGAGTATTGCGCAAGCCAAGATTAAAGAAAAACCAGCGGTGCCTACAAGCGCACCGCTAGTGCCTACTAATGCCTTGCAAGATGAATATTTTTACTACTCAACGATGGTTAAAAGCGATGAGCAGTCGCTTAAATCGATTATTGACCACGCTGAGCGCGATAAACGCAAGCCTTCTTTACTGAATAAATACCGTGATTATTTGAAAGAATACATGGCGGCAAAAGAGACCCACGATAACAATGTGCTGTTTTTTTGCCTGGTGTGGGCGTGTGATTGTGAACAATGGGAATGGGCGATTGAGTTGTGCGATTATGCAACATTGACTAAACAAAGCAATGATATTTTCCGAAGAGGTCATGAAGATATTTGCGCTGATGCTGTGTTGTCGTTTGGCAATAAAGCCATGCGTGCCAAGTCACCGTTGCCAGATTGTGTGGGTATCGTATTTGAACGCATTACCAGTAAAGCGTGGACAGTGGATGTTATTACACAATCACAGTATTACAAATTAATAGGCGATTGCATTACTGAATCTGAACCCCGTAAAGCACTGGATTATTTTAAAACAGCTGACAAACTCAATGAGAAGATTGGCGTAAAAGGCAGAATTAAGGAGCTTGAAAAATGAAAAACGCTACAGACCGTGTAGTTGATAAATCAGTACCAGAAGCACTGACTTTATTGGCTGCATTAAAAACTAATACTTATGATCGTTTATCTGCTCAGTTTACTGTTGCAACACATGATCTTGATCAGTTCGTGATTAAAGGGCAGGTGCATCCATCCGCACCGCTAGAGACTTTGTATAGCAGTTCTGGAAGCTTTACCACTCCAACAGGTCTACTTATGACTGCCAGTGGTGACTTAACCACGCAAGCCGCTGGAGCTACAGGAAGCTTTGTCATGGATGTGGGCGGTTATTATCAGGTAAACATTTATGCTGCCAGCGTTCATGCGGGCGGTTCTTTAGTTAACTTTTATTCGAGTTTACGATAGTTATGAAACATAATTTTTTATTTTTACTTCTTGTTGCGCTATTTGTCGCGTTTTCAGGTGTTGCCAGTGCTGATCTTATCGGCAAAAGGGTCACCGCAAATCAGGTGACTAACACAGCGGCGGGTAATGTCGAGGCAGTGACAGTACAAGCGGCAATTAATGAACTGGATACCGAAAAAGCGGCACTGTCAGGGGCAACGTTTACAGGTTCAGTGACACCCACGGGGCGAATGTTAATGCCAGTGGGGCAGGTTGATTATTTCAGTACGACAGGAACGGCTGTTGTTATGGGGGCAATTAGTGACGGCAGTACCAATATGGTCGCTATTGTACCCACAACCACAGGATTAATGGACACCTGTTTTGATAATGGCGGCACAAATAACGGGACATTACGTTACACCTGTGCAACCACTAAATTTGCGCATATCGCGATTACCAGTAGTTTTACCCCAGCCACTGCCAATGATGTTTTTGTTACTGGAGTGGCAAAAAATGGCGCGGTAGGCACAGCGTGTAAAGTGCTTGGAACATCCAGCGGCACTCAGGTAACGACATTGCACTGTGTTATGTCCATTGCGCAAAACGACACTATCACGCTACGAATAGGCAACACTACAGCGGCGCGTGATGCTACTGTGAAATCATTAAACATTCAGGCTATTTTAATGTAAAGACCAATCCGGGCAGTGCTGTTTATGGCTATATTTTCCTAAAAAGTTGTAAATAGAAACCGTAAACAGCCACTGTTTTATTTTTAACAAAAGTAAGTAACCAGGATTATTAATAGATATGCCAGAGAAATTTTTAGACTATTCCTTTATTACTATTTTTTGGGTATCGGGACTCGCAATTATGGGCGGCATTGCTAATTATGCTAAAAAAGTAAACGATAAAATAATTAAAAGATTTTCTCTATTTGAACTGATAGGGGAAGTTTTTATTAGTGGATTTGTCGGTATTATTACTTTTCTTTTATGTGAATCAGCGCATATAGATTTAAAACTTACCGCCGCGTTAGTAGGTATATCCGGTCACATGGGTAGCCGAGCAATATTCTTAATAGAACAGGTTGTAAACAAAAAATTCAAGGCTGTAATAAAAGAGCTTGATCCCGATGAATAGTTATACAGGAAAGCCGGAATTAACAGCACTGGCAGATATTGAGAATAATGGATTTTTTCCAAATTTAGCAATATCTGATTTTGTCAGTATTTACCGGATTCCCAGTGAACTTGATAATCCAGTAGTTTTAGATCGGTTAATGCTGGCAATGCTTGAAGTCAACGATCAGCTTATTGGAGTTCAGCAGGCTTTGTTAGCTTTAGGTTATGCGGATTTAGACGCTTATAGCAGTGTATATTCCCAAACTATTAACGGCATTGAAACAGTATTTAGCCAGTATCAACGCGCTGTTTTTTCGTATGGAAAAGCATTGGTACTGCAACAGGTTAAAACCATGAACCGTAAAGCGGAAGCGGAGAATTTAGCTAAAGAATCCCAGGAAACCGAGGCTTATTGGCTTAAACAAAGTGGCTTAGCGGTGCAGTGGTTTTTTAATAAATTTTTGCATGATAGTGAAACCAACACCACACCCACGGCTTCAGGTAATTTTAGTGCGGCAGTGATCTAGGGGGAAAAATGATTAATGATAAGACGATTGCGTTAATTAAAAAATTTGAAGGTTGCAAATTGAAATCTTATCTATGCCCTGCCAATGTCTGGACGATTGGTTATGGTCATACTAAAGGCGTTTTACCTGGTACAACAATTACTCAACAAGAGGCGGAAAGCCTGCTATTCATTGATTTGTTATGCTTTGAATCAGCAGTTGCCAAGATGGTTATTGTGCCTATTACTGCCAATCAATGTGGCGCATTAATTTCATTCAGCTTTAATGTTGGCAAAGCCGCGTTACGAAATTCCATGTTATTGCAATACGTTAATAGTAAAGATCCACATGCGGCGGATGAGTTTTTGAAATGGAATAAGGCGACGGTTAATGGTGTTAAAAAGATATTACCTGGATTAACTGCACGCCGCATCGCTGAGCGTGAGTTGTTTTTGATGCCATGAGTATTACCACTGCTGGTCTTCTTGAAATTGAAATAAAACTCATACGTCTGAGTAAATTAGATGCAAACGTACAAGAAAAATTATTGCGTCTTGTAGCTAATAAAATTGCATCAACCAGCAAAAAAAGAATCACTCAACAAACAGATTTAGCAGGTAGGGCATGGCAAGCCAGAAGTATAAATACTGAGGATAGATTAGCAAAAAAAAAAATGTTGACTGGATTACGCCGAAGATTGCGGGTCTTATCCGTCACAAATTCAACGGCAGTTATTGGCTTTCCTGGACGAACTGAACAAATAGCAAGTCAACAACAAGAAGGTATTAAAGATAACCCTAATCCACCCAAACCTTACATTTTTTCAGGGCGGGGAAATACTAGAAGCAGAAGACCTTATGACTCAGCCGACAAAGCGTCAAAAAGACAGGCAGTAGAGCTTGTAAGGCTAGGCTATAAAGTAAAAGGAAAGATACCGACAATAAACTGGATTATCAGTCATTTAATGTATCAAAAAGCGGGTGTTATTATTAATATCATGCGTAAAGCAAATAATATTGAAACAAAAGATATGTATCTCCCTGCACGGTCATTTTTAGGCGTAACCAGTGACGATGAAAAAGAATTATTGACAATAATGAACGATGTTATAAACAAAGAGATAAATTAATTAATATGAGAAAATTAACTGCTTTAGTCAGTTTTATTATCAAAGAGCTGAATTTTGTTGCTGCGGAAAATATCAATTCGTTTCATGTTTTTGATGATTATAAACCCAGTGGTCAAGAGATTAACAATCACCCTAACGCGATTTGTATTTATGACCAGGTGTACAGCGCGGTGATTATCATTGAACGTTTCCCAGTGCGTCATCCTCCGCAGCTGGTGTTTGGCTTGTTAGCCTGTTGGTTGCATAAAAATGATAGTCATGTTTATCGGTATCAAATAACACGCGGCGGTGCAGGTGAATTATTACCGTTAGAAAACCCTGACATAAACACTACAGAAGAGGGTGATGACACTCTAACCATTGAGATTATTATCACCTTTCGAGAACCTGTTTTTGGTATTGCTGATAATGCAGGTGTTTATGAATTTAACGGCAAAAAATACCGACTGGCGGATATAACTAACCCCGCTGAGAATTTCGAGAAACAATACATTATCAATGCTTATGACTCAAATTACTGGAAAAGAGGCGGCAGATAATATTGTAAATAATTTAACCACAGATTAAGGAACAAAAATGGCACAACCTACAAATATCTGCTTACTTGCCCCTCATACCCATGATGGCAAGCAATACAAAGCCCACGAAGTCATCACCGTGACGGCCAGTCAAGCGCGATGGCTAAAACAGCGCGGCATTGGTGCGGATGTCATCACCAAAGCAGGTGCAAAACCCAAAGATAAAACTATTTTACCAACAACAGAACTTTTACCGATTGAGGATAAAAAATTATGAGTAATGGAACAAATACAGGAATGTGGGTTAGAGGTACTTTGTACTTCAATCCTGACGATGCCAACGGCAACCCAACAGGGCTCACAAAGATTGTCGGGATAGCTTCATTAGAGATCAAAACCTCAACGGACATTAAGGAGCAAATCTCTAAAGATAAAGACTCTTTTGGTGAAGTGACGGCATCAGTGGCGATTCCGAAACCCGTTGAACTTGGGCTAACGATTCAAAACTTTAGCAAAGAGTCTTTAGTGCTGGGGCTATTGGGTACCAGTGCCTTGGTATCTTCAGGTGGCGGAACAGTTACTGATGAACCCGTGACCGCTAAATTAGGAATATTTGTAGCGTTAACCAAGGGCAATCTTACCGCTGGCTCTGTGGTAGTTACAAAGTCAGTAAAAGGCACCGGTACGGGCTATACATCGACAAATGCCGGGTTTGCTATTGGCACCACGTCTATTCCAGTGATTACCGGCTCTGGAACTATTTTGGCAGGAGACAAAGTAACTTTTGCAGGCGATACCAACGAGTATGAAATAGCAACAGGTGTTGCGGCTCCAGGAACTATCGCTTTAGCCTCGCCGGGGTTGATTGCGGCAATTCCAGCGGCAGCGACGGCATTAACTATTGTCGATCAAGACTACGTTGAAGGCACTGATTACGAAATCAATTATGCGATAGGCTGGCTTAGTGCGATTACAGGCGGTGCAATTACTGCCAACCAAAGCCTTAAAGTCGATTTTGCTCATGGTGCGATAGCTGGCTATAAAGTATCCGGCTCTAAAGTTGCATCCTTTAAAGGTCAGCTTTATTTAGATGGCGCAAATCTGTCGGACGGTACGGCTCTCAAGATAAATGTCCCAAGAGCGTTATTAACCAGTGATTCAGCGATTGATTTCATGGGCGACAAAGCGGTTGAATTTAAAATGAAAGGTCGTGCTGAGCTGAAATCGGGCGAAACAGCGGCTTATTATGTTGAGTCGTTGAGTTTGTCTTAATAAAACAGCAGTAGCCGCTAATTTATAAATGCGCAGAAGCTTACAGCTTATTAATGGGGTCACGCTACGAGAAATACGAGTATGTGACCTGGCAAACGCCCTGACTCAACTGCTTGAAAAAGGCGACAGGGCAGTTTCTGAGGTTGCCGGGGAGCAATGGGATAACGCGCTGTTGCTCAACTCGGATTTAATCACCGGCAAAGTGACTGATGAAGTAATGCAGGCGTTTATTGATTTAAACGCCTGTTTTTTTTCTCCAGAAAAGAAAAGCCATAGCCAGATTGGGCAAGTAAAAGCAATAAGCACCATTGAAGCCGAGTTAAACAGTGTTTGTGTGGCATTGATTGAGCGTGGTCACCGTGACTGCTGGCAGTATGGGTGGCAGTTTTTTATAGCCGCACAGGAAAGTTTTAAAAATGAGTGACGATGTTGATAACGCGCAGCGGATTACAGAGTTTTACACTGAACAAGCAATAAAAGCCTCGCAGCGGAATGTTTCCAAGGCTATCCCAATCGGCACATGCAACTGGTGTGATACGCCAGTCAGCGGGATGATTCGCTGGTGTTGTGGGGCGTGTCGGGATGAGTGGGAAAAAGAGAATCGGTAAAGCGGGAATGCTCCCACGCAGAACGCAGGAGCAAGTTAGTGGGGGTTAAAGGTTGGTGAAAAGCTTGGTGATTAATGCTTCCTGTTTTTCACAAATGATGTCCAGTAAAAAATACAGACCGCAGGCATTAACAGTAGATGATCCGTTGTCAATGCTGAGTAAGTCTTTAATACCGTTAATAGCGTGAATCGTTACTTGCATTTGTTCGAGTAGTTCGGAGGTTTCCATCTTAACCTTCCAAGAACAGATCGTGTTGCTGAATGTCCGCTGTAATCATTTCTAACGGGGGCATTTTTGAACCAATGAGATTATGCAGGGTTTTTAATTGTGGGACTAGGGTTTTAATCTCAAACACGTTTTTACTGTGAATGAGGGCGGTGGTTAGTTTGGTAATGTCGGTGGCGATCGCGCGGTAATCTCTTGGATTGAGGGTACCGAAGAAACCTTGACGGCGGATGGTGGGGAGGACTTCTTCACAGACCCATGTTGCAAACTCTTTAGCTTTGGGTTTGTTAGAGCGAAAAATAAGGAAATAAAGACCCGCTTCATTAATGAAATAGGTGTCTTTTTCTCCAAAGCTGGTAGGGAGTTTCCATACCAGCTTCCAGTTTTCAGGCATGTTTTCAAGGGTGTCTAACCCATTCCAGGAAATGTCTAAAACTGAGCAAACGTCTTTAGCGCAAAACCAGACTTCATTATTTGCATCGGTTGCTGTTCTAACTTCTAAGGCTTCAAAGTTGAAAGGGTTGGCGAGGGGTTTTAATTGAGTGTTCATGATGTGTGTCCTATTGGTTTTTATGAAAATGCTCCCGAAGGAGCGATTAGGAGCTTCATACAGCCCAACAGTGCTGCGACAGTTATTCAATATATTACTGCCACTCCTAACCGCATAAAGAACGATTTGGATAATCCAAAAGGTTAAAAAACGATAGGCATAAAAAAACCGCTTTACTGACGTGTGCGGGTAACGCTGTTGGTTTGAGTGTATGAAGACTCCGAGACAAATACTATCCCTAATTAAACTGATTGTAAACATGAAAAACATTTTAAGCATCATTCGGGACAAAGACCATGGCTGATTCAAAAGTAAACATAGTCATAACCAGCGACCCAAAACAGGCACTGGACGCTTTTGTAGCTTTATCCCGTGCGTTGCGGACTACACAGCAGGATTTTGTTGCCGCACAAACTAAAGTCAAAGATTTATCTTCAGAAATTAAAAACGCTGAGAATCCATCAAAAGCACTCACCAAACAATATGCGAACGCCCAAAAAGAGGTTAAATCCTTAGCGGCTACTATCGACAGGCAGCGCGAGGCTCTGCATTCATCCAGCAATACCCTAAAAACCGCCGCTGTGGATGTAGGAAATTTAAAAGATGCCTACAAAAAACTTTCTGACGCAGAAGCGGAAGCCGCAAGCGAGGGAAAAGACAGTGGAGCCGCTAAATCTTTATCAGAACTTGCCAACGCAGGAAATGAAGCAGCAAGCAGCCTGGGTTCTACAAGTTCAGCCGCTACCCATACGGGCATATCGTTAGGAGGATTAAAAGACGTTATTGCGGGTCTGTTGGGGCTTGGCGCGATTAAAGCTTATGCTGAATCAGTCGTCGGCTTAAGTGATAAGTGGTTAGGGCTATCAGGGCGGCTCAAACAAACAACAACCGATTCCAGCAGTCTTAAAGAGACACAAAACGCTCTTTTTAATGTTGCACAAAAAACCAACACAGCCTACGAGGGCACTGTAAAGCTCTATACACGCAGTGCAGCCGCTCTTAAAAACTTTAGTGACGGTCAGGCATTATCCGTTAAATTAACCGAAGCGGTTAATAACTCATTCAAGGCGCAAGCATCAAGCGCGGAAGAAATAGACTCTACCATTACCCAGTTAACACAGTCAATTGCGACCGACGTTGTCCAGTGGGAGGATTTTGGACAGCTGGCAGATACCAATTTACTGTTAGTCAATACGGCAGCTAAAAACCTGGGATATGACGGCATTGGCGCATTAAAAAAAGCCATGTCAGACGGCAAGGTTAGCAATATAGACCTTGTTAATTCTATTGTTGGCGGGTTTGATGAGATTAAAGCCGCCGCTGAACAAATGCCGGTAACTGTCGCGGGGGCATGGACTAAGTTACAAAACGAGTTTTTAAAATATATAGGCAATTCCAAAGACGCGGTAGAAGCAAATAGGAATATTGCGAGTACGATTGACTCTGTGACTCAAAACCTGGACGGCATGATTGCCCTGGCAACAACGGCAGGCGGGGTGCTGTTAACGCTGTTTGGAGCCAGTAAAATCCGCGCTGTGATTCTATATGCAGAGGCACTGAATACCGCCCGCATCGCGGCGGCTTCTTTTGTAGGTCCTCTACCTGCTGCAACTACCGCGCTGGGTAATTTTGGCAGGGCAATGAACGCGGTAAGCCTGGCCGCGTCTGCGCTGGTTGGCTGGGAAATAGGGAAATGGCTTAATCAGTTTAAGCCCGTCCAGGTTCTGGGAGCCGCCTTAGCTGCTCCAGTCCTGCAATTATCCGCGCTGCTTAAGCTGTTAGAACACCCGCTGACGCTGAGCTCTTATAAAGAATTTAGCGCGGAGCTTGGCAAAATTAGCAGGAATGCTAAAGATGTTTCGGATGAGTTATATAAGGTAAAACCTGAGTCTGTGGTATCTGCGTTTGACAGAATGACACAGTCTGCAAGCAACCTGGCTCCGACAATAAAGACCGAGTTGGAAAAGCTACAAGTTGCCGCAAAAACTACTGCTGAATCGATGGCAAAGCGATTTGATGAGTCTGCCAAAGGTATTGGCGCGACACTCACAGCGGAGCTGGCGACAATTACCAGCAATTACCAGCAAAAACAGCAGGCAATAGACAGCGGCAAACAGCAAGAAAAAACCGCGATTGATGAGATTGCCACCGCAACCGTGGCGGCTGAAACTACAAAAAAAGCGGCAGTTGGCGAAACTCAGAATTATATAAAATCTTTTAATGAAGACGGTTCGATAAAAAAGATATGGGAATTAGCGGGGCACGTTAAATCGGCAGAATCTCAGAAAGTAGAGGCTATCCAGGCTACTCACGCGGCACAAAATACAGACAACAGTTCGGAATTACAACGCCTGCAAGCTAGCACCACTGCTTTTACCGATGCAGAAGCTACAAAAATAGCGGCGGTATTAGCGACTAAAACCCAGCTGGAAACTTTATGGCAATCCACTTATGGTCAGGCTATAGCTCTGGCAAAAGCCGCAGGTCAGGATGTTACCCAGCTGGAACAACAGGGTGCGCAAGCTAGAATAGACGCGCTCCAGCCTGTGGTGACTGCTTATAAGCAATCAGTAGATGCTATGATCGGCGAGGAAAACCGACTAGTTAAAGCGATACAGCAAACTCAACAGGAAAAGCTAAATTTTACCCGCTCAACAGAAGACACGGTGCGCTCTTTACAACAGCAGGGCTTAACCGCGTATGCGGCGTATGCAGACAAACAAAAAGAAATAGACGAAAAGCAGGAGCTGGCTAAAAAAGCTCTTTTAGCTGGCAATTTTAGCGAGGCTAAAAAATACGCGGATGAAGCTATTGCTCTGGCGAAAGGTACTGCTCAAGCCGTCACTGAGACGGTTAAAGACCTGAGCGGCAAAACGCACAGTAAAGAATTAGTCGATAAAAATGCAGCAATCTCTAAGTCGATAGAACAAATTACCGAATCGGCTAATATTTCAAAGCAGGCATTTGATGGTTTATCGACCGCACAAACATCACAGCTCAGTAAAGTAGAAGAACCTTTAGCCAAAGCTAAAACTGAGCTTGCGGACTTTTCTTCACAACTTCAAGCTACAGTTAGTGACCTGAATAGCAAATCTGCAATTAAAATCAGCGTTGATTCCAAAGCCGCGCAAGATGAAATTGACAAGCTCAAGGCGTTGATAGCCGCGCAGGATTTGGCGGTTAAAATCGCGGTCAATCCACTATCTGCCGAGCCTGAAATAGCAAAACTAAAGGAAGAGCTAAAAGCCGCTAATATTACCTTTCCCATCGTTGCAAAATTTGAGAACGACAGAGCGGCTTTTCTCGATGATATTGCCGCCGTGATGAAAACTATTGATGCTACGCTCCCCGTTCGTGGCGACTTTACGATAGACAAAAAACAGGTTAGTGTAGCTAAAGACAGTATTGATAAGGCGTTATCTGCACCAACCAAGCATACGCACACTGCCATACCTGATTTGTTAAATGCGCAGATGGCTATTAACAGCCTCAAACAGAATACAAGCTCAACTCATACAGTCTACGTTAAGCAAGTGTCTTCCGGATCCACAAGCGCGGCAAGTTCATCGCCATTAGACAGTATTATCTCTGATGTGCCCGTGTATGCCACGGGCGGTATGGTGTACGGTGCAGGCAATGGCACAGACGATAAGATATTGGCCAGGTTAAGCAACGAAGAATATGTTATGACTGCGGATGCAGTTAAACGCCACGGTACAGCAGGGCTAGATGCTCTAAATTATGGCAACGCTGATATTGCAACAGTAAAAAAGTTTGCCACTGGCGGGGCAGTTGATGACAGGGTAACAACTAAAAAAGCTGAGTTGTTAGAGCAAAAATACCAGGAAACTGGGGCGTTATTCAAAGCGCGTGAGCAATTGTGGGCGTTTTTTTTCGCTGGTAATTTTGTTACTGTTCCCAGCAAGTCCAATTTTTATAATACCGCTTCGAATTATTTAAGATCCAATCACTTGCCAGAGAGTTTTTTATCACGTTACATACGAGAAAACGAGCTTGCAGCGATAACAAGGGATACATCAAATCGCTACAGTTTTGATGAGAAAGCCAAAGCCGCCATTGATCTTGAAGATTTGGCAAAACCACCAGAATCAACACCCACAGCTCAAACAATAGCCCCTGTTATTGATGCTATCCAACCTGTAAAACAGGAAACACCACCAACAGCGGCAGTACAAGCAGAAATACAGCCTGCACAACCAGCCCCAGAACCCGCTCCCGTTGCTGTTGAAGCCCCGCAAATCATAGACTATGCAACACTAAAACAAGATCCAGTATCACCAGCAGGCAATACACCGTTAACCGATAACCGCGCCCCTGCATTGAGTGCATTAACCTCGCTATCCGTCACTGATTTAACAGCGGCTAATTTAAAGGTGGGCAATACACCCAACTTAAGCACGATAACCCCTAAAGGTTTTGTGCCCCAACTATCACCCGTCAATACCCACCCTGTACCCAATGCCCCAGGCAAAACGCTCACGGTTAAATTAGTTGGAGCGAATGACAAAGCTATCACGGGAACATACCCAGAAAATCAAAACGTAACAGATTTTTTTAAAGCAATTAACGAACAAGGCGGAGTAACGCGGTTATGAGTTTAACACTGGATGCAATCGATTTACCGCCGGATCTGTTGTGGGTGGATGAATTTGAATGGACACCTATAGAGCAGTCCCATCAACACACCCTGACTGGGGCGTTAGTATTTCAGTCTGCTACCCGTGCTGCTGGGAGACCTATCACGCTATCAGGTAGCCAAGACCACGGCTGGGCAACGAAAACCCAGGTAGACGCGCTGTATACAAAGCTTACTGGCAATGCCGTCATGACCTTGACACTACCCGATGCAAGAACCTTTCAGGTGCGATTTTTACATGAAAATAACCCTCTCACGGTGAAGCCTATTGTCGATTATCGAATAAAAGCGGCGGGTGATTTTTTTGAAGTTAGCATTAAATTAATAGCGGTATAAACCATGACAATATTGAACGAAGATTTAAAAATAATAAAATCAGCAAACATGTCAGATGCTCCTGAAGGAGGGGGCGGCAGTGTTGAAACCGTGATAGTCGATGGACAATCCAATAACATGTTTGACGACATATCAGCCATTGATAGGGTGTATGGTCGGGTGCGGTTGCGCAAATTCTTCACAGCGGTGCGGACGCAAAATACCGATAAATTCTTTGGCTCCCATGTCATCCTTAGCAAACTGCCAGGCGATACAAATCTAGGCATAAACCTTTTTGACACGGGGGATAAGTTTGATGCGAGACCAGCAGCAGCAGGACGAATTGAGAATTACAGAGCGCAGGGAGGGCGGTATGCTGGGTTTTTGTACGGGGTACAATATCAAGGTACCCAGGTTTTAACACTATTTCAGTCACCCTCAGCTCAGTTGCCAGTTACTGGTGATGTAATGGTACTGGTAAGAACTGCAACAGGCACGACTCAGTATATCCGCATAGCGGCTATCAGCAGTGTAGTTAGGGAGTTTTCTGATTCACAAGGGGTATTTACACGCAGAATCGTTAATGTCGAGCTATCAACACCATTAACATCAGATTTCACGGGGGTTGAAATGACCAGGATGGACACTATTACCCCGCCGTCCGTTATTTTCTACACTACCGTCGCAAATGCCGCGAGGTACTATTCAGCCAGACCGTTAAAAACAGCGGCAAACATTGGAGATTACAGCCTGACTGTAGATTCTATTTACTCTCAAGTGGTACCCAGTTCCCAGTCGCAAACACCGCTGATTGATTTGTCTGCGGGCGGGCATGTATCACCGATTATCGATGCAAGTAGTGGCACAACGTCTTTTATCACAAATAACGAATTATCTGCCAATGCGCATTTATATTTAGGTCGTAGCTGTTACCCGGGATCATTAGTTATCACCACTATCAGTGGTGACATTGTAGACAATGCAGGGACGATAAAACAAGGCGCGGTGTCGATTGGAACAATCGATTATGCGGTAGGTAGCGTGTCTTTTTCTGCAACCTCGCCCACGTTTTCAGGGGCTAAAACTGTCACTTATAGACCATCGGCTGTGCCGTTGTTAGTTGCTGACAGTGCGTCTATTGTTGTTACAGAAAATTCCAGGAGTTTTGTTTATGCCGTTAATATTAATCCACCCCCTCAGCCTGGGGCGTTATTAATAAGCTATTTGGCTCTTGGCACCTGGTATGAGTTACGGGATAACGCAGTAGGCGGTATTTCAAGCGTCTCTGATGGGGTAGGCAGTGGCTCTGTTAATTATGTTACTGGTTCAGTAGCCATTACGTTGTCATCCTTGCCAGACGTAGGCAGCGAGATAATTTTAGCCTGGGGTAAAAAAGTTGTTACTACCAACAGATCAGGCGAATTGCTTGCTGTTGAACATACCGCAACATTATCGGTAACTGATGCAATCCCCGAAACCCTAACCGTAAACTGGAACGATGGCACGGCTAAAGCCATGACCTGCAACGCTGGCGGGGTGTTGTCTGGTGATGGCACTGGCACTCTTGCTACAAAAGGAGAGATAAAATTCACAACGACAACCGCTGTAACAGCGGGTACAGTTTTCACTATTGCATATACCTCCAATGCGGCAAAAGTAGCGAACAAGGCCGCGTCGCCGTTAATCACTAAAACGATTGGCGTTTTTTCCCTGAATATCGGCAGAGCCATTTTTAATGTGGGGGATGCGGACATTATCCCTGGTTCATTTTCAGTTTCCTGGGTGTTGCCCTGGACTACATTCAGTCTGGCCGCAGCTACTATACCCCCTGCTTCAATTCGATTTTTTGCCAGTAGTGGCAGTTTCCCTATGGCTGAGTTTGATAATGGCACGGGCACTGGATTTGATAGCGGCAATCATGCCCCCGTCATAAACTATGCAACTGGCGATGTAAGTTTTGGCTATGAGGGGGAATATGCTGTTAAATTTGCACGGTTTGTAAATGCTGGCAGATCGGAGTCTGCGGCTGTTTTTACAGGCTTTGACACTGGGTCGGCTGATATGGCACTGCCTACCGCGTTTACTGTCTCCTATAAAGTCATGCCGGGTAGCCCCGCTTCTGGATCGGCAACATTAACGACTACTGACACCTATACCGCGCCCGCTGTAACGCTTAAATTATTATCCTCAAATGTAGAGCCGTTGGTAGCCGACAGCGTACTGTTTAGTTTTGGCAGCAGAGCCTATGTAGACAGACAGGGGCAGTTATACCATTCAATAGACCCTGCAACTGGTGCTGGTGTTTACGGGGGGACGATTAACTATACCACCGCCACGGCCACACTAAATTCAATAGTTACAGGTATGGCGAATAGTGGGGTGCTGGTTGCGGGGCTGAGTTCCCCTGATTTTTCCCCTGTTGATAAACTGGTATTTAGAACCGCTTCCTCCCCTGTTAAGCCTGGCACGTTTTCAATCCGCGCGGCAAGCCTGGACGGTGGCGGGCAGATAACCGCCACAGCTAATGAAGACGGACAAATAGCAACTGCCTATATCACAGGGAGTATAAACAATAATACAGGTGTAGTGCATGTGGATTTTGGTCAGTGGGTAACAGCAGCAGGCAATGAAGCGGAAAAGTGGTACCACCCGTCCTTAGTAGTAGGGGGGTTAATCTTTCACCCTGCTCCTGTTGTTGCGTCCAGCGTGGTTTATAACGCGGTGTCGTTTACCTATATCCCATTATCAGCGGTTATTTTAGGGCTTGATCCAGTACGTTTGCCGATAGACGGGCGTATCCCCGTGTATAGAAAGGGCGATGTAGTTGTGGTGTTAAACGATCAAACTACAGTAGGCACATTTACCAGTTCAACGACAACTGACTTAGGGCGTATACGTTTAGCTAAAGTCTCGATAAAGGATTTAGGCGGCTCTGTTCTCGATGCGGCTAAGTACAGCGTAGATTTAGACACTGGTATTATTACTTGGGGCAGCTTGGTTGGCATATCGCAACCTTTAAAAATAGTCGATAGACAGGAAGATATGGCGGTTATCACGGACGTGCAAATAACAGGCAAAATATCACTGTCCAAACCGCTCACCCATGCCTATAACACACTGCACACTTTGGTTAGTAATGCCGTCATTACAGGCGATATGTTTGCTAGAGCTTCTGTACCTTTTGACCAGCAAACATGGACAAACGTATGGAGTGACTCGCTGATAGGCTCTAGCACTTCCGCGCAATATAACGCCAATGCTTATCCTGTCGTCGTAACTAATAAAGGTGCAGCTGAAGAACGCTGGGTGCTGATTTTTACCAGCTCTATGCTGTTTAACCTAATAGGCGAACGTGCGGGGCAGATTGTTACGGGAGCATCTATAAACAATACGCTAAGCCCTAACAATCCTGCTACTAATGACCCGTATTTTACTCTGGATGCGGGCGGGTTTGGTGGTGGCTGGAGTGCAGGGAATGTTTTGCGCTTTAACACTTATTCGGCAACCTCACCGCTGTGGGTGGTGCAGTCTATTGCACAAGGGGACCCAACTGATCCAGATTATTGTTTTTGTATTGAATTTCGTGGCGATGTTGACGCGCCGTAACTAAAGGAAGATCATGTATTTTAAATTATCTCAAGATATCAGAAACGACTGTTTAACGGCTATTGTTAGCAGTTTAGGCAGTGCTGGAGTTATTGAATTTTACTCAGGATCATTACCTGCAACGGTAGGTGCGGAGACAACTTCACAAACATTAATAGCGACCTGCGCATTGTCTTCGGTGGCGGGGGTGGTGAGTGCTGGCACCCTGACTTTTAACACGATTACTGATGATCTTGCTACCGATGCTACTGGGGTTATTGCCTTTGGCAGGGCTAAAGATAGCAGCGGGGCTTTTGTTTTTGATGGCGATGCGGGTAACTCAGCGATAGTAAATGCGGTGGAAACCTGCACGGCGGTTTTTATATTTAACTCAACAAGTGCTTTGGCTGGCGGGGTTACGCGACTTGTTAGTGGGTCAATAACTACGGGGAATAAATAACATGGCGTACCAGAGTGTTGGGATGGTCTTACAAGCAGAAATTCCTGCCAATAACGGATATGCCTCGGCAGTTTCCGTATCTAATGACGGTTTAGTTATGGCTGTTGGCGCATATAATACTTCATCGGGCGGGGAAGTTACCGTGTATGACATGGTATCTTCAGTATGGGTACCCCGTGGATCATTACTGGTTGCTAGTGATGCTACAGTGGGTGCGGGATTTGGTGTAAGCGTGGCTTTAAGTAGTGACGGGGCTATTTTAGCAATAGGTGCTTACAACAGAAATGGCGGATTATCAGGTCAGGGTGGCGTTTATGTTTTTGACAGGAATGGGACGGGGTGGACGCAAAGAGGCAGCGTGCTTACTGCGTCTAACGCGGCTATCAATGATTATTTCGGCATTGCCTTATCACTGTCTATGGATGGCCTGGTTCTAGCCGTCGGGGCAGTGGGGGCAGCGGTGGGGTATGGGGCCGTTTATATTTTTGACAAGAATGGCACAGGATGGACGCAAAAAGGGAGCACTATTACCTTAACTGCTAATTCAGTAATTGGACAACAATATGGAAGAGGTGTGGCGTTGTCTGGAACTGGATTGGTTTTAGTAGTGGGCACACCTTACAGAACTTCAGGGGTAACAACGACAGGTTCTGTATCTGTGTATGATAAAAATGGGACGGGGTGGACACTACGGAGCACTATTAATCATCCGACTAACGCCTTAAGTTCACGATTTGGCGGGGCTGTTGCATTAAGCTCAGATGGTAATATATTAGCCATAAGTGCCTCTGACAATAATCAAGGTTTAGCCGGTCAAGGTGCTGTATTTAACTACACACTTGCTACTGGAGTGTACACCTATACAGATGTATCTGTTGCAACTGATACCGCACAGGGAGATGGATTTGGCTATGCAGTAGCACTTTCTTATTCTGGTCTAGGTTTGTTTGTTGGAGCCAACGCATGGGAAGGTTCCGTAACAAATCAAGGTGGCGTGTATAGCTATAAAAGATTAACAATAAGCGGAGTTTTAACAGAAAGTATTTCCGTTACTGATTTTATAATAAGACTCTATGAAGCTACAACTGGTGTCTTATTATCGTCAACTACTGTACAGGCTGGGGCTTTTATCTTGTTTCCTGATAATAATGGGGCTAAATTCCTTACTTTTCACCCTGTGCAGGGTGCTAAGTGGCAATCAGGCACGGTCTACTCACTGAATGCGCTAGTCTACCCAACAGCACCAGCAACAACACCCTATTATTTTAAACGAGTATCTTCCGCTGGAACATCGGGAAGCACTGAGCCTAGCTGGGTGATAACAGCGGGTGGTTTGTCCAATGACGGTATTCATAACGGATGCTGGCAAATGATAGATGGGCTTACAGACTCAAAAATCTTAGGCCCTGTTGTCCCGTCGTAACATAGTCAACAATGTTTACATCTAGTAATGCTATTTATTTTCCAGTAAATTTTTTTACTGGTAGTAATACTGTTGTTTTTGTAAAAAATCAATTCACTACATCAAACCAGATTGATTTTAGTGTCAGTGCGTTTACTGTCAGTAATAGCGTTAATTTTGGCGAGTCATTAACTGTCACCCCTATACATTCAGCAAGCTTTGCCGCCTATTTTGATGACTTTACGGGGGTTTTTCATGTTGAAAACATTGTACCTATAGTAGAGGCTAGTTTTTCAGCGGTTTTAGATGATTTTACGGGTAATTTTTCGGCTCTTTACGCGCTTCCTGGCAGTATTTTTGTCAATTTTACTTTACAATTCACAACCGCACTCACTGTTGATTTCCCCTCAAGAGCACCTTTGCGATTTGCAAGTTTTTCAGCTCAGATTGATGATTTTACGGGGGTTTTTACTGCCAATTCTTACAGTCTACTTTCAAATTGCAATTTTTCAGCTCAGCTTGATGATTTTACGGGCGCGTTTACCGCTATTTATGCAACCAACCTGGGTAATTTTTCAGCGACATTAGATGATTTTACGGGGGGTTTTAATGCTGAATACGATGTAAATACCCACCGTTTTCACGAGGCGCATTTATGCGCGTCTTATCAAGATGCCGGACTGTTAGCTACTGATTTATTATCAACAATACCCGCTGTATTGCCTGTTAAATTACAAGCAGTCGCAAATTATCAGCAGGCTGTTAGTTTATGGCATGGATTGCAGGCAATGACAGCTACAATTAAAGCTGAAGCAGTTACAGCGGTGGCAAATTATCAGAGTGCAAGTCAGGCTGTTTGTAGTGTCAATATCATAATCAATGCAATAAAAAACACAGCAACAACAGCTCTTGTTAGCTATGAACAAGCCCTGGCTATTCAGTCGGCAACTCACGCTAACATAAATACCACGGCGTTTTTACTATCAATTGCTGAGGTTAGACAGGATGTAGCAGCGGATATTTATGTGGATTTAAATATAGTTATAAACCGCGTTAAACCGCTGTTTAAAAAATTGTGCACATTGGTTCAGGATGCAATAAAGGCGGAAAAAGGCAAAAGCATCACGGTTGATCCTGTTAGACCTCCAGCCACACCGCCGCCAAACCGCCACGACATTATCACAATAACAATCCCTACTCGACAGGTGTACTCAATGATTCACACAATTTTGATTAAAACGGTTATTGGCAACATTAATATTCCATTGCGCTCATTAACACTCAGCTATGATGTTGACTCGTATGCCTGGGTTTTCAGTGCTATTTTAGCAGATAAAGACTCGCTGTCAGCTGTCACTATGACTGATGATGTCCCTGTTAAATTGTCTATCACTATCAACGGCTATAACTGGATTGTATTAATTGAAACAATAGAGCAATCGCGGAGTTTTGGTGAGCTATCAATACATTTAAAAGGACGATCGTTAAGTGCGTTACTGGGTGCACCGTATCAAATCCCCTTCAGCTACACGGTGGGCTCAGATAAAACCGTTCAGCAAATCGCAGATGATTTACTTCCGGTTGGGTGGACTATAGACTGGCAATGTGCTGATTGGGTAGTGCCTGCCAATACGTTCAGCTTTACTCATCAAACAATTTTGCAAGCAATAGCGGGTATTGCTCAGAGCATAGGCGCGGTAGTGATACCAAGCCGCAACTCGCAAACTCTCACTATTCAGCCACGCTATCCTGTTTTACCTTGGGGGTTTACGGGCGTAGGGGTAGTTCCTGACTTAGTGATACCAGAATCCGCGCTCTTAACAGTCAACACTGCGGCAAGAACACAATCACCGATTAATGCCGTTTATGTGCATGGTGAAGTTAACGGCGTTCTGGCATGGTGTAGGCTAAGCGGTACGGCTGGAGATGTGCTTATGCCCACCTCTTCAAACGCACTTATAACAGATGCTTATGGGTGTAGGGCTTTAGCTGAAAGACTGCTGGCAGGTATGGCAACACAACCAGTAATAAGCGCGTTTACCATGCCATTAGGTGGAGACTGGACACTGGCAGGAGCAGGGCAATTAGTAGACGTGACGCTGGGTGGCAGTGCAGAAAGGGCAATAATAAACGGTGTATCAATCAATGCGGAATTTAGTAAAGTCACGCAGTCAGTAACAGTCGGAGAGCAAACAACAAACGCCTATAGCCGTCTTTTATCAATACTTCCTGCTCAGCCGCTGCTAGTCGCCACCCTGGTAAGCACGATTAATGATGTATCAATTTTAACATTGCTAGATGGTGGCGTAATAACTGCGCGAGGATCTGGTGTAGTTGGTGATAGATATTACGTTAGAAATGGATTGATAGAGTCGGCGGCTCCTAACTTGACTCAAGTTGAAATTGTGATTTAATTTTTGTCATAAACTAAGCATCCGTTACAGTTTGAGTTGCTGATTAAAAACTTTTAACGGATAACTATATGACGTATAAAAAGCCAGTGAATCGAAAGGTTCACGGGCTTTTTTTGTTTATTCAAGTAGCTATCGCTCTAACGTATCGCACCCATTCCGGCGCTGTTTTTGCACTATTTTAGTGCATTTTAAAAAATAAAAATATAACTTATTGTTTTTTTATGTAATTTTTAAAATGTGTATTTAAGTTTTTTTAATATTCAAAATGGTATTGGTGCAGGAATTTGTTTAGGTGGAACATGATTTTTAACAGCACTTATTTACTCGCTGGCTTGGATGAAGCGGTAAAGAAAATTATTTTTTTTCTGAGAAGTTAAAAGTAGTAGCACTAACAGCACAAAAACAGTAAAAAACCAGTAACTACGCGGCTTATAGCGTTTTTCCAACAGCACACCAACAGCACACCAACAGCACAAAACCAAAGTAACAGCACACCATTGAACAATTGCCGCCTTAATAACATCTACAATAGCCATAATCAAACCGCCCTGCCATTAATCAAAACTGCCAAAAATTCAAACTGAGAGACTGTGATGAAATCGCTTAAGCCTGTTTGAATAAAGGATTGATAAGTCACACTACCCATAGTAAAAGTTTTATCAAGAGTCCATCCCATAGGCATAGAGCTAACAACCTGCAAAGAAACCCCACCATCTTTATGATTAAGCATATCACCCACCAAAAAGTTTAGCCTGCATCCTTGTGTCCATACCATATGAGGATTGGTCTTTTCATCCTTTAACTCATAAATAATATCCAACGCATCACGAAAAGCATAAGTCACAGCATAAGCCCAATTGTCGTTATTTAAACTTCCATATCCATTTTCAAAGGTCACAAAAGGCACTATTAATTTTAAAGATCGGTCAATGCGTGGAGTAGGCACTTTAGTTCCTGGCTTATGATTTGCCTTTGCCCTAATAAATCTGTTCTCTGAATTCTCTTTTATTTTCAAAAGATCCTCAAGCTCATTAATTTCATACATAAAATCAAGCCCTCATCTTTTGTTTAACTTCATAGAGTTCATGTTCCAGAATTTCCAGGCGATGCGATAAAGCCTCAAGAGCACCTACCGGTTTGACACAGTAATCAATAGCAAGCTCTTCGATTTTACTGACTGGTTTTCTCTTTAACATCTCGCCCTCACCCGTTAGTAGCCAGTTCAAATCAACATTATTATTAAGAGCGATTTCAACGCACAATGCAAAAGGCGTTGAGTTTCTATTTCTCCATGAGCTTATTGTTTGTGCGGGCACGTTAATAATTGCTGAAAGTTCAACATCAGACGCTACTTTGAACAACTCCATCAGCCTTTCAATTACTTGTTTTGTTTCAGTTTTCATTTTATTTAAAATAACCTATAGAAATAAAATGCAATTTGCATTGACTACAATGCAAATTGCATTTATCATTTAAACCTACCTAAGTTAGGTAGGAATTTATACACGTTTATATATAAAAATCAAGGTAGATATGAAAAACCAATCAAAGTTAAAACCCCATGAATCAGGTGAATTATTACTGGCAAAAGTGCGTGCTGGTTTTATTTGTCAACGTAAAACATTAAATTCATTCTGCATTGAAAACGGTATCGACCAAAGCAACGCCACCAAATGTATAAAAGGTACGTTGAAAGGTAAAAAAAGTATTGCTACAAAAAAACTAATCATCCAAGCCAGCCAAACCAAGCGCGACAAAAGTATCTCAGCATAAAGAAAAAACCAAAATAGCTATAAAGAAGCAATCCCAAACCATTAGTTAAAACTACCGAGGTGAACCCAATGAATAAAAGACTGCATATCCAATTAGATGAAAGCTCTTTATTTACAGAGCGAGAACGGCAGGTGATAGCTAGGCTTTGCGCAGGCGAAAGCGATAAGCAGATGTCAAACGCAATGAAAATATCGGTGCATACCATCAACACTTACATTGACCACATCTATCAAAAGCTTGAATTAAAGAATCAGGCAATCAATGCCAGATGTGCAGCTATCAGCCTGTTAGTGGCTAATAAATTCGTAAAAATCACTCTGGATATTGCTCATGAAGCTAATTAATGTCATTGGTTTTTCCATACTGATTAAAAGAATCATGGTGGCGGTATTTATTGGCTTTTGGTTTTTATTTTCCAGCTTGGTAGATAGCTTGTTCAAATTAACCCGGATAAAAAATGAAAACTGAACTTTTACATTAGGTGTTTTTATGGTGCTTTTACGGTATCGGATTAGCCTGTTTGTTCCTAATAATAGTTTTTATAGAACAAATAATTGATTGTATTTACCCACAAATAAAAAGAGGAACGAATAATGAACGATGATTTAAAAACCGCATTTTTTAAAGTGCTCATGGTCTGGATAAAATCCTGCCCAGTGGATTATTGGCAGCATTTATTGCCCGTCTTAACTCAGGATTTGTATTTTAGATTTTTCAAACAAATGCTTGCTGATCTGGAAATGGACGCGGATTTAGCCGTTGGGCTGGTAGTTGAGTTTGAAGCGTATTTTTGCAACTTTGAAACCATGCGGAAAAACAGCTCAGTGGCGTATTTTAAAGCCGCAAATCATGACTGGAGATTGAGAAAAGACGAATACAAGGAGACCCGTGAATATCAGCAGTATATGTCTGCAATGAATGAGCTATAGAAATAACCCACTACCGAGGATAAAACCATGAGCCATAGAAACAACAACTACGAACGCGCGTTAAAAGTCATCCGCCGCGCTTACCGTCATCTTACTAACAGAGGTTAAAACCATGACACCGCAAATCACCACCAAACAATCATTAGGCTTACACGCCGCAAGAATCAACGCACTCAATGAACAATGCGACTATCACCAAGGGCAAGCGGTCATCTTTGCCGCCAGGACAGGGGCAGAACTCAACAAGGCTAAAGAACTGCTAAAACACGGTGAATTTTTACCGTGGTTAGCGCAAAACTGCCAATTAAAAGACCGCCAAGCTAATAACTACATGCAATTAGCGATTGCATATCCAGAGTATTTAGAAAATCAAATCCGCACCGCAGGTGCGGATTTGCCAAGTATTAGAACTGCCATTGCCCTAATAACCGCTGACGAAGAAATCAAAGCCGAAGTCATGGAGCGCATAGCACAGGGCGAAAGTGTCCCCGTAGCTGAAATAAACCGCCTAAAACACGAAAAAGACGAGGCAGAAAATAAATTGCTTAGCAAAGTGCGTGAAGTTGAAGGCATGAAGACAATGTTGAGTATCACAAAATCAGAACTTGATAAAGAAAAAGCAGATAAAGAACGGCTGTTTGAAAATTTAACAGACACTAAAACTTCCCTCAACCTCGCCATCACCAACATCGACCAGGAAGTTGCACAACGGATAAAAGAACAACTGCCCGAACTAACCTCCCAAGCCACCGTTGAAGCCAAAAAAGTCTTGGAAATGGACTACCAGGACGAAATAGCCGCCCAGCTGGAACTTATCGAAAGCCTAAAATATGAACTCAACGATAGAACCTACACCTTTGCTGAAATGAATAAAAAGAAAGAAGAGCTGTACCTTGCGGGGCAACAACTTGACGAACTGAACAACCAAATCGCTAAAAGACTCACCGTCATGAAAACCAATGACGACATTAACAACGGCTACTGCAACGTACTGGATAGCCTGATCGGTGGCATCGCCGCTACCCTGTCACAATTCGACATCTGCGTTGAAAAAGACAAAGTCACTGCCCTGTGTCCACTCACCACGGCCACCTTACAAAAAGTGGACAAAGCCATCGCCAAACTCGATGACACCCTGCAAATACTCACCTTATTATTAAGAACCTCGGCAACTTCCTAAGCCATTTGCGGTGTTAGCAATAACACCGCCTTTTTTAGGTCCTAATGGATAAATTTAATGATACCAATTACCGAACAAAACATACAAGCCGCACTCAGCTACGTATCATCTGATATAGATCACCTTGACTGGATGAAAATCGGTGCAGCCATTAAAGACACCGCTATAAATAATGGCTTTGAACTATTTGATACCTGGAGTCAAAACGGCGCAAGTTACAACAAAGCCGCCGCAATGACCACCTGGAAAGCCATCAAAACAGGTGGAGCCGTCACCGTAGGAACGCTCTTTGGGCTTGCAAGTCAAAACGGCTGGAAACCAGAAGAAGACGACTACTACCAGGAAACCGAAGCCGAGCGCATCGCCCGCGAAAACCAGCGCAAAGCCAAAGAAGCAGTGGCAGATAAACAACGCGAGAGTAAAGCTAAAGAAGCCATCGCTAAAACCAGCACCTTATTGAACAGCGCAACCCTCGCCCTGGCTAATCACCCCTACCTGGTTCGAAAAGGTATAAAACCTGTAAAAACCTTGATGGAACTACCTGCAACAATAGCGGCAGAAATCCTGGGTTATCAACCAAAATCAGACGGCATACCACTCACAGGACGGCTATTAATAGCCAAAGTCAGAATAAAAGGCGAAGTATCTACCGCTGAATTAATAGACGAACATGGCAAAAAATCCGCGATAGCAGGCGGGGCAAAAAGTGGCGGCTATTACGCACTCCGACCCGTGCCACTCACCGATGCGGGCGACACCTTCTTAATAGGTGAAGGCGTTGCTACGATAGTCAGCGCGTTTGAAGCCACAGGCCACCACAGCATAGCTGCACTTTCCGCCAGCAACCTGCCAAAAGTTGCCAAAGACTTCCGCGAAAAATACCCCAGTGCCAACATAATCATTCTGGCAGACAGTGGTAATGGGCAAAAATACGCCGAACAAGCCGCCAAAGACATCAACGGCAAACTGGCACTACCCGTCTTTACCGATGAACAGCTGAACCAGTTCACTAAAGAGCATGGCAAAGCCCCAACCGACTTTAACGATCTGCATTGTGTCGCGGGCAAAAGCGAAACAGCCAAGCAAATTAATTCTTTTTTTCAGCAGTCAAAAGTAACAGCACCAACAGCACCAACAAACACCAACAGTACACAGTCACCTGTTGAACAGCACGAAAATTCCATTAAAGACCAGGAAATTCCAGTAGGAGATTTTGTTTATAAATATTTTACCGAAAAAAACGAAGAAAAATTTAAACTAAAAGTAGAATCCAGAGCGGCAAAAATACTGGCCGAGGCACTAAGCAATAAAAACTTTGCTTACAACAACACCGCAACCAACTGGCACAAATACACAGGCTATTGCTGGACACCATTGTTATTAGCAACCGAGCCAGAAAACGAAATCATGCACCTGCTGTACGAAGGCACAAATCCATTAGGATTTAAAATGGGCTATTTTTCAGGCGTAACACAAATTGTCCTCAGAGCAAACTTACTGCCATTACCACCTGAACCCATTGGCAAGATACCTTTTGCAAACGGCTTACTGGACATGACAACCAAGACTCTGGAGCCCATCGGCAAACACAATGCCGCAACCTGGGCAATCCCACACGACTATGACCCACAGGCTACCTGCTCAGCCTTTATAAAATGGCTCAATATTGCTGTCGCAGACGATCAGGAAACCATACAACTGCTACGCGCTTACATCAATGCCTGTTTAATCGGCAGAGCAGATTTACAAAAATTTCTCATGTTAATAGGAGCAGCAGGTACAGGAAAATCAACACTTATTCGCCTGCTTTTCGCAATGCTTGGAGAAAATAACTGCATCACTACCGATTTAAAAAGTTTAGAAACCAACCAATATGAAACCGCTTCGATTTACGGCAAACGCCTGACCGCAGTCACCGACTCTAGTAAATATGGTGGCGGAGTCGATGTACTCAAAGCCCTCACCGGACAGGACCCAGTGCGCAATGAAAAAAAGCACATCCAGCAATCAGGATCCTACATTTATGAAGGCATGGTGTTAATAGCATCTAACGAACCCATTGCCAGCACCGACTACACCAGCGGACTGGATAGGAGACGCTTAGTCGTTAAATTTGACCACAGAATAAAACCAGGTGAAAAAGAAACCTTCATGAAAATGGGCGGAGAAGAGCAGCTACACCGCGAAATACCCGCCATCATTAACTGGGCATTACAACTGAGCCGCGACAAGGTTACCAGCTTATTCATGAACCCCCCGCAAAAATCCAAAGATGCAGGGTTTGAAGCACTGACAGCACAGAACCCGATCGCCGACTGGATCAGCACCAACTTAATACCCGATGAAACAGTAAACGCATTCATCGGAATTAAAGAAGAATCACGCGGGAGCAATGGCGTAGTCATCTTTGAAAATGCTGACACCAAACTGTATCCAAATTACCTGCGTTGGTGCATTCAAAACGGGCGCGACTCACTGTCTGTCAAAAGATTTAAGCATACCTTAATTGACATGTTACAAACCATGGGATGGGAAGATCATAAAGACAAACCACGTCATGCCGCAGGGGTTTATATAAATGGCATAAGAATCCGCCTGGATTTTGAAATGGAACACGATTGGCAAGCCATTCGCGGTGGCATTTAGATGATTTGTGCTGTTGGAAATCAATTTGTGCTACTACAAAACAGTTTGTGCTGTTGGTTGTGCTGTTGGAAAAACGCTACAAGCCGCGCTGTTACTGAGTTTTTGTAGTTTTTGTGCTGCTAGTGCTGTTACTTTTGGAAAACTAGGTTTATTTTTTTTTAATAAGTGAGGATATGAAATGAAAACAGGTACAAGAATAAATAAAGAAGAAATAGCAGAGATGTTTAACCTTGATGTTAAGCAGGTGGGAAACATAGCATCTAATAATGATAATTTTCCAAAATGCCAAAAAATACCCGGGGAAAGGATGTATTTTTACGATAGAGATGAAATCATAACTTTCTTTTTATATTACCAAAATAGACCATCGCAACGGAAAATTAAAATTGTAACTAAAGAAGAGATAAACCTGCCATTGTTGTTTCACTCTATTTTTAACCAAAATATAAAAAATTCTATGGAGATGACATGACAATTTGCAAACACCACATCAAAGAACCCGATGGCTTAGGTAAATGCCAAAAAATAATAGATTATCAATTTAAAGGAGCTAATCCACAATCCATTGAAAAAGTAATCCGCAACAATCTCAATGGCGGTTACAAAGTCGGTAATAAATACCTTTTTCACCAAGACAGCTGCAACGAAGATAAAGGCTGTACAGCTTATGAATGAGTTTAAAACAATATGAACACAGCCAATGATTTAAAAGACGAATTCAATACCAGATTTCCAAAGCTGGAAGATGTAGCGGCAAAATTTTTAGGGATAACTGACAAAGTCGATATTTATCGAAAATACAATCAAGGGAAAATTCCTTTTCCTGCTTTTCGTGCTTTCAAAAGTCAAAAAGCACCGATATTGGTTGATGTGATAGCCCTTGCCAACTATTTAGATGAGCAAGCCTTAATAGCCGACGAACGAAATTAATAATTTCAGTACGCATTAAGTCGTTTAATACACTCGTAAGCCTTAATTTATATGGATAGTTGACTCAATCCAGCATGGGCGCAACTGAAAACAAATGTTTGTTTTTATTCTTATTTATAGGTGTGTGTTGTTGTGTAATGTTGTGCATTTTTGCTAAATAGGTACGCATAGAGTACGCTTGGAAAATAAGCGTACTGGAATAAATCAAAAACTAAGTACGCATTGCTAACCAAGGTGGAAACATGGCGTACATTAGAACCATAAAAAAATCAGACGGTAGTGTGAGCTACCGCGCTGAAATTGTCATTAAAAAGCACGGCGAAATATTAGCGCGTGACTCTCAAGTATACAGCAAACAAAAACTTGCCAAAGATTGGGCAATGCGTAGAGAAGTCGAATTACAGGAAAATATCTTGTATAAGAAAAAAGACCGCTTGCCTATTGCTGACTTAATTACTGCATACCTTAAAGAATACCCGCCTGAAGGACGATCTAAGCTGTTTGATTTACAGCAATTGCTAAAAACAGAAATAGCTAAGCGTGATGTTTACACCTTGACCGCTAGAGTGCTGATTAACCATATCAAAGAACGGAATAAAACCGTTGCCCCGCAAACCGCACAGAATGATTTAATTTGGTTAAAAACGGTCCTGCAAACCATGAACGCGACCCGATCATTAGACCTGGTGTTAAGTTATTTTGATGATGCCAGGGTGGTGTTGCGCAAGGAAGGTTTAATTGCCAGCTCTACACAGCGCGATCGCCGCCCAACTAAACAGGAATTGTGGATGTTGTCCCGTTATTTTAATGACCATAATAGAACCATGCTGCATATTATGTGGTTTGCTATTTACTCCTGCAGGCGGCAATCTGAAATTACTGCCTTGCGTTGGGATGATATTAATGAGGTTAAGCACACGGTGATCGTGCGTGATCTTAAACATCCAACTGTTAAAAATTGGCAGAAGAAATGTAAATTACCCAACGGTGCGTACAAAATCATCATGCGACAACCAAAGGTGTCCAGCAGAATTTTTCCAATGAACAGCAAAACAGTGAGCACTTATTTTACCCGGGCGTGTAAGTTGCTAATGATTGATGATTTACGGTTTCATGATTTACGCCATGAAGCAGTTTCCCGACTATTTGAACGCGGGTTAAGTATTGTGGATGTACAACATGTTAGCCTGCATTCCAATTGGGAAACGCTTAAACGGTACTGCAATACGGATGCGGGGGATTTGGATATTTAGGTATCAAAAGAAAATTATTTTTTTTCTAAAAGTTAAAAGTAGTAGCACTAACAGCACAAAAACAGCAAATAACCAGTAAATACACAGCTTGTGGCGTTTTTCCAACAGCACACTAACAAACATTACTGCGCTTCTTTATCAAGGGTTTCAATAATCCATTTATATAATTTTTGGTCACCCGCTGCCTTTACATAAGCATTCTTTTTTTTTGTTGGCAACCTTATATAAATCACAGCATCATTCTCATCATCATCAGATTTTTTAGCGTTTTTATTGCCTTTATTGCCATGTTGTTTTTCTATTTTCATTATTCACCCAATGAGTATGTTTTACAGCTATTAAAAAGTTCATCAGGTGATAAAGCCAACCATTTTGTATTTAAACTCTTGGTCTTTACTGCGCTAATCTGATCCTGCACAGATGATAAAAAACCTATCGTTAATCCTGGCGGCATTGTGACTGAGCGAAGAGCCTTTAATATACCGTTATCAATCACATGAATATCAATAACTAAGCGTTGATTTTCATTAGTAATATTATGCAGATCAATCATATCACCAGAAATCAATTTAGCATTAAAAGGCGCATCAAGTGTAAAAGTTGGATTGCCATTTTTATCAAAAAACTTAAATAGCCAAAGCATTTCCCCTTGTTCGTATAAAAAACCAGCTTTAATAGTTCCTTTTTTTAAACTCCATAATTCAACGCTATCCAGGGATGAAATTACTATTTGTAGTAAATTGCCTGATTTAAGTAAAAACTGTGTGGATGCTCCCTCACCATTACTATTTCTAACTATTTTTAGCGGATATGGATTTCCTACTGTAAGTATTTGTAACATAAATATTCCTATTTAAAAATTGAATATATAAAACTAATAAAAATTAATAATTTATTTTGTTGTTTTTTAAAAACAGGTCTCGGAATGTGCGGATAATCATCCAAAGTAATTCCAAGTTGTTTTGCTAAAGCTTGCTCTTCTTCTATTGAGTATATTTTTTCAATAAATTCACCGCTTTTTGCGGCATATATTTTAATTTTATCAGTGTATGACATGATTTTATCCTCCAATTCCTGAGCGCATTTCGCGCTCAGGAATTAATAGTTATTTATGCAATATCAGCTTCAAACGTGTTTGTTCTGCTTTTATTCCACCAAATATAAGCTATTGTTTTAAATTTTTTTGAGTTCAAAACAGGAATGTTTTTTGCGTGATAAACAGCAACACGGCTACTTGATTGCACCCGCTCAATATCAACAAGGGCTGTGCAATCAAACTCTATGCCTGTTTCTTTAGAAACTATATGAAAAGCAGGACGGTGTTTTGCGCCATCGAGTTCTTTTGAAATATCATCAACATCCATAGTTTTATACTGTTTTTCTGAGAACATTTTGTCGATTTCTTCTTTTTCGATGTCTTTGTAATCAATAAAAACACGATCATAAAAATTGATGGCAAATTTTGCAGGGATGTTGAATGTTTTTAGTATGTCGGCATCTAAATCAAAGATTCCAGGATTATCTGTTTCATCAGCGAAACAAATATACTTGCTGATTGTGTTAAAAATACAAATTAGTTTTTTTAAGAAAGCTGCTTCATCGCTGTATTTTAAGTATTCTTGATAAAAAAAGTCATCTTGATATTTATATTTTTCATCTTCAAAGTTATCAATTACTTTTTCAATTAAATTAAGCGTTTGCTGTACAGAAGTACAAGATTTTAAATCTTGCTCACTAACCGTTGCTTTTTTACGCTGTACATTAAAAGCATCAATAAAGGCTTGCGCTTCAACTGCTACCGATTGATCAACAAACCATGCTGATTTAACAATTCCTGCTGTTTCTTCTTTATGAAAAATAGCTCCATATTTTTCATGTAATTCATCTTTTATTTCAAAAGTATGACCTGTCAATTTAACCATTTTGTTTAATTTAGCTATAAAAGCAGCTTTTGAAGCTTCGCTTTCCGCAACTTCTACAGCATGAGCATCAATAAATACCTCGAATTTTTTTAAACTACGAATACCAACGTGCCATTGTTTTGTTTTGCCATCAAATTTAGCGGATGGAATTAACTTTTTTAAGCTATCTTTTAGCGAAAATGGAATTACAGCAGCAAATCTTTCTGTGCCGTCTATGATGATTTTTTGAATGTTCATGATGATTCTCTTTGTGAGTGTCTAAGTTCTGCTTAGTCAGTGACTTCGTTTGAAGTTGTTTTATTATATCATCTATAGTTTGTTTTGCAAGCAAAACAAAAAATATTGGTAGAACATCTAAAAACCACCCTATAAACTACCACCCACAAAAAAGCCCGTCCAGGACGGGCTTTTTTTATGCTTCAAAATATCGGATTATCCTATTGGTGCCAATGTTTCTTCAAACACATCATACTGAATAAACGGCTTCCTTATGATTGTCACATCAACCGTTGCTTTTATGGATGCACCGCAATTATGGCAGTGAAAATAACTACAAAATAATTGAGCAACATCACTTTTATGATTAGTCGATGACGGTCTGGAATTCGCTATAACTGCTTTCTTACAATGTGGACAATCAATCCTGATTCCTCGCGGTTTTTCGATTTTAATATCCATGCTCTTTCGCCTTTTAATATAATTGCGGTAAGTGCTCATTATAACTCTAAACTACTGTGTTTATTTGTAAATAGGGATTTTCAAACTGTAAAAATGCAGTAAAAGGCAGAAAGTTATTTAACTCGCTCATAATATCCTGAAACGGTATTATTTCATGCTCATGGTACATCTTTACTACCTTGTCCAAATCGCCAGTGTTGCCATTAATATCAGGCAACATTCCTGCCAGTTGCGGGGGTATACGCCAGGCTTCCATTATTTCATCGGTTGATACTCCCATAAGTTTGGCATATTCGATTTTTGCCCCCTCACTGGATATGGGCAGGATTTTTATAGTTTCGTCAATTTTGCCGCTGGGTAGTGCAACGTGCATCGATAGCCATTTTCCTATACCTTTGATTGCGTTTATCGCTTTATCCAAAGCGGTTTTTTCATCTTCTTTTAATCCGCTGGTTGCTACTAAAAAGCCTGTGTGTGCACCGTTACGAAAAAAGCGGCGAAAGAATAGCCGTGAGTCTTCGGCTAACAGTATCGATTGCAAGGCACCGAACCAGTAAGGTATGCCATAGATTTGTTGCTCAGTATCGTATTCAATAATCTGTACAACTTCACCAGGCATAAAGTCGGTTATGGTGCCATCTATGTTCAGATAGCAAAACAGGTTTTGTGGTTTTCTGCGCATATTAATCGCAGGTAGATTACCCACTTCAATAACCTGGCCGGCATTATTGCGGATAAGTTTAAAGTAACACATGCCAAAGGTATTAAAATCAATGGCGGCTTTGCGTAAGGTTTTTTTTGATACCAGAGCATTAGGCTTTAGGTTTATAACCAGTAAATTCGCTTTGAATGATGGTAGTGTACCGTGATGCGGGTTTGATTTTGTTAACCGCGCTAAACCTTTTAGATTAATTGGGGGCGTGTAATAACTGCCCAATGTACCTGACAGCGGTTGTATACCCAGCCAGTCAGCCGCGCTTGAAATATCTATGGCACTGTCTGGATCGCCAAATTTGCTAAAACTCATGTTTTGTTCCTTATGGTATTCATTAATCAAAAGTAGTGACGGTAAATTTACGATGTGCTTCAACATGCAACGGCTCACACATCATCGCCTGCATAGTTGCCCAGGCTTCATCACCGTGACCTACTTTGCTGTTGCGGGTACTGTCATAGCTGATAATTCCGCTATTGGTAACTTTTTGATACACGGTCATAAAAGCAAGCGGCAGGGTTTTGTCGTTTTCGTCATATTCAAACCTGCCTGCCTTAATGACGCTTTGACACTTTTGCACCATACGCCCTTTTTCTTCGGGGTTGTATTGGATTTTGGTGTAGCTTGGAAAAATATCCTGCACTAAGTCACCCACGAAAATACCTGGTCCCGTAGCATCAACAAAAATATCTTCAACATTGTAACGGCTTAAAATATCCTCAATCTTTTCACATTGAACAGTAACCCGTTGTCCACGCCAGTTGTGTTTTTCCAGGAGCCTGAATTTATCGGCTTTATCTTTTGGACGGCTTAAGACAATACCGCTGGCATTATCACCATCGCCCGCAGGATCATAACCGATAGACACGGGCAGGTTTTGATAGGGTCGGTCACTGTTTTTGTCGAAAGAGCCCCAACTTTTTGTATCTACTGCACAGGCGAGTATGTCTTTAAGGCTAAACACGCTGGCAGTATCATCGATAAATTTGCATTCAAACAGGCACGGGAAAATAGCGGGATCAGTTTCAAGGCGTAATTGCTCAATATCAACTCTATCAAATCCCCATTCCACCGCGTCATGTACCGTAAACGCAAACCGCCAGAAGCCATCACCGTCTAAGCGTCCAGTTTTCAAAGCGTTCATGTCATTTATATCAATGTCCACGCGCTGTTTTTGCGGTCGGTTTTTGTTGTATTTATCACCGCTCCAGTATTCATAAGCCTGATGACTTACGGTTGATGGGGTGCTGATGTAGGTTTTTTTGTACATCTTCTGGGTAGCCATGGGTGAGGCATAGCTCTCCATTTTTAACCAGTTTGGAGTCCAGAATATTTCATCAAAATACACGTCACCGCTTCTTGATTGGGCGTTCGAGTTAGGGCTTAAATAATGTAATTCGACACTGTTGCTTAACCTGGACGGTGAGCCGCTGATTTCAGCATCAAAATATTGCGCGGCAATTATTGCGATGTAACTTTTAAATACTTCTGCCTGGGCACGGGTAGCACTGATAAAAATCTGATTGTGTTGCTTGAGTATCGCGGTTTCAAAGGCTTCAAAGGCTAAGCCAAAAGTACCTCCAACTTGCCTGGGTTTAAGTATGATTCGATTGCGGCAGGTTAGTAGATCCTGTCCGGCATCATAAATAATTCGTTGGTGTTTATATAAGTGTTCATCCCGAAACTTGGCCAGCATTTCTTCAGTGATATGATCCACACTGTTCTTTTTGTGTTTTTTAGGCTCTTTTGGGTTTTTCTCTTTGCTTAAGTTTGCAGTATCACTGGGCGTTCCTTGCCGGTTTTTCTTAAACTCAATATCACATTCAGCTTTTTCAAATTTAATTAATATATCAGCCAGGC